GGGCTTGGCTGGAAATCGACAGCGTTACTACCAGAAAGGGTGGCTGTACGCGCCTGCCAGATTTCAACAGATATCATTAAAGCTGCTTGCTGGATTGCTGTGTCGTTTGTCCAGTCTGTGTAAGTCGTGGTGGATACAGATCCATAAGGGAAGATTGGATGATAAGCCTGTGCTGTTGCGTGATTGGTTGCCACACTAATTGAATATTCACCTACGGCTGTAATTGTCTTTGTGCCGTTATATGAAGAACCTGAGTTAGCGATTGTTACGCTTTGACCTACATAAAAAGTATCAAGAATGTTATCGTTAAAGTATAAAGTGCCTGTGCCCACTACATTGCTGTGAGCAACAGAGAACCATTTAGGTGCCCATAGCATTGGAAGCAGGACTGCATCAGATGCATCACAAACTTCCTGAAGGACGGCATCTGTATACAAAGTACCCACTCCGAGGGTTGTACGGAGTTCTGAGACTGTTGTAAGTGCCATTCCTATTCCTTTCTAAAGACTCTAGGGAGTCGGAGGGCTACCGACCCCCTAGAGCGACTTAGTGTGTTACTTATGCAACATTCAGCTTACGGAACGCTGCTGGGTAGCGATTAACTACTGCAACATATCCGTAGATGCCGATTTCTAGCTGACCATTTGCAACGACATTGGCGCGAATTTGTAGCGTTCCGCTTTCGTGGAATCGCATTGCCATTGTTGGATAAACAAGTGCATGCTTTGCATTTGCATCGTCACCTGTGTAGTTAGGATCTACTACCAAGTTCAAGCCTGCAACTGATCCGTTAGTCGAACCCTGTGTAATTAAGCCGTTAGCATTTTGAGATGCTGCTGCTGCGTATAGAGGGCGTCCTGTTGTATCAACTGCGCCTAGAAGACCAGCAAAGTCAATACCATCTTCTCCGCTTGTTGTTGCAACCAATAAGTTGTTAGGTGTCTGGCGCATTACTCCGTAGGAATCTGAGATACCTAGAGCAATAGCCTTGTAAATTGTTGATGAAGATGATGCTGTTGCATTCTGTGATGCAATCTGTGCTGCGTAAGCATCTGTCTTCTGTGCGTATGATGCAGCCAACTCGCGAAGATATAGATCCAAGAAACTTGGGTCTGAGCGATCAACGAGTTCTAGATCGAGCTTTCCAGCTCCAGCGAACTTAACAACTGTGTCTTCTTGGAAGGTGACTGTTGTATCTGTTGATGAGAACTCTGCTGCTTCTGCTGTCAAAGCAACAGTAGCCTGTGTTCCTAGCTTAGGAGTAAAGATCTTCATTCCGCTTGCTGGGAGTGCAGCGCGCTCGATTGAATCAATGAATGGACGCTGTGAATCAATGATTCCAATAACATCCTTCAGGTAGTTAGGTGGAACCATGCCTGTGTTCTCTGCAACTGTTGCAACCTGTAGAGCTGCTACTAGTTCGCGAGCATCTGCGTCACCGCGTGATGCGTTAAGTTGTGCCTTAGCATATTCACCAGCTGTGATGTTTAGGTTAAGACGAGGATTTGTGTAGTACATTGCTGTAACTGTAGGGCGAGCAGCTTCTACAGCCGCTGCTTCTACTGGTGCTGCTTCGACTGTAGTGTCTTCCACGACTGTCTCGCTTTCTGTTTGTGGGTTTTCTTCAACAGGGATGACTTCCTCTGCTGCGATCTCTAGTATTTCTGAACTTGCAAATGCAGGAACAGTTACTAGAGAAACTTCTTTTAGACGGGCTGATGAAACTACTGTGTAGCCATCCTTTGAGGGTTTTGATGCCAGAATCTCTGCACCGATGCTTAAGCCTGTAACTAGACCTTCTTGAGCCATGATCAAAGCGTCATTACCGCCAGATGATCGGCTTAACTTAAATGTTGCATAGATACCATCTGGGCGAGTTTCTGCTGCTGTCATGCGACCAATAGGCTTCTTGAGATCGTGCTGTGATAGCAACTTGATCTTTGATGGATCTGCAATTTCGATAGAGTTCGCTGCGAAAGTATAAGCACCAAGATTTGTGTGCCCAATCTCGCCAGTTCCTAGAGGCACAATCTTGCCAGAGATTTCTCTGCGTTCTTCTGAGCACTCAATAGATGATGCTTCGATATATAGAGTTTCCATTAGCTGCCATTCCCGTTAGGTGATAGGTCTTCCATTTGCATTGCTTGTTCTGTTGTAATTAAACCAAGTGCCAACATTTTTTCTAGCACTAACAATCTTTCCATAGGCTCTGTGCGTAAGAATGTGTCATCTAGGCAGAACTTGACATAGTGACCAGCAGTGCTTATATCGTCCATGCTAAGCCTTGACTCAATCGCTGAGACATAAGGCTGCAAAGTGAAAGCAACCATCTGCTTACGTTCATCTTGAACATTTGCATAAGTCATTGTTGTGTTCATTGAAGCAGAAACATAGTAAGGATCTACAGAACACAATCTGGCGCACTCGGTTGCTAGTCCTTGGATAGCATCCTGGTAAGCCATGTCCTTAGGGCTAAAGCCAGTCGTTTGATATTCAAGAGTAGAAGTTAAATATGCAGTGCCATTGTTTTGACGGGCGCGCTTCCATGCAGCTAGTAATCCAGATACTTCAGCAGGTGGAAGATCGGCTCCTGTATTTTTTAAGAAGCCAGTTGCGCTGGGAGTTTCCAATGCAATGCTTGCAGCCTTCTGTGCGTCCAGTGCTGCTTTAATTGTGCTACCACCGGATGCAAGGATGCCTTCATCTTTTTGGAAAGTAATAAGAGATCCAAGACCGGACATAGGCAAAGGAACGCCATCTAAATAATACTGTGTCACAAAATTATTGACTGAATCGGTATTGAATGTAACTCGATTGTTAGCAACCCAGTTAGCGTTAGCCATTCTGTTATCTTCAAGATAAGTCTCTGTAATTTGCCAGTAACTTACGCCATACATAAGCAATGAATCTAAAGTGAAGTAAAGAGTCTCGAATCGAGGCTGAGCTTTAGAAGGCTGCTCGATCCATCGAGGAGGAGCAATCATCTCGCCAGTAGACTTCTTGTAATATTCTAAAGGGATACTTGCAATAGTTCCACAGATTAGATCGCGGCATCTTTTAATAGATGGCACTTGTAGAGCTTGTGCGCGAGTGACCATGACTGGAAAGTAATTGCCATAAGTCAAGTAAGACTCTGACATGACCTGCGGAGCGTTTTGCGCTTCGACAATTTGAGGCTTACGCGAGAAGATACCCATAGACATAAATGGTAGCAGTTGTCAAGAGAATAGACAATGTGATAGGGCGTGTCTAACTATAAATTTGTGGCTTAGGCTGAGGGATCATTAACTTGCTAACGACCATTGCCAAGCCAATAGGAGCAGAGATATCTCCAGCAGACTTACGTTTAATTATGCGCCACGCGCTGTCATTGACCTTAGCTGCACAGTTATTCATCTGCTGGATAAACTCAGCCTGTCCATTGTGGACTACTCTGTGATTGTTTAAGCCTTCTGCCAGATCGCCACAGGCTTTATAGAATTGCTGCCCTGAGACATCTTCTGTTATGACTCCAGCGTTTTTTAATCTATCGGCTATTGTCTGAGTGGCGTATTTGTCAAAGCAGACCAAGCGAGGCTTATATATGTCGCACCAAGCCTTTATACTTGCTGCCATTTTAAGTTCATCTATGGCAACCTGTGAACTGTAAGTCTCCAAGATCCCGATGCCAATCCTCCCATCTGGGAGTAGCTGTCCTGCGACTAATGATCCGTTCCTGCGTGAAGGACTGACATCGAAACCGAATACAGTATAAGCCCCGATTGCCATTTCCAGCGTGTTATCTGTAGTTTCCTCAAGGATACCGTGTTGCCAGGGTGATGAAAGACTGTCGATCCACTGGCAAAGAGTCTCGGTGCGAGTATTCTCAATAGGCGATGTAGCAATAGCCTCCTCAATCGCTTCCTCGGTAATTGTGTACCCCAGTGAAGGGTTAGCCAAAGCCCATGCATCGCGGTCGTTTATCTTGCAATACTGTGGCGCAGAATACTCATAGAATCCGTATGACTTGGGAGGGTAATCTATGGCTCTTTCTCGTAGGTCATTGAGTACAGTTGAAAATGCGTCTCCTGCATTAGAGGTAAGAAGCGTTTGAGAGTTTGGGTGAGCTCTAGTTGTAGGAGTAGCAGCTCTAAATCCTTCTTCTGTGATCTCTCGGATTTCATCAATGTAGAGCAGTCCATTGACTGATCGACCGCGAGAGCCGTCTCTAGTTGCTGCAACAACGTCAAGCCTTGCTCCAGATAGCATCTCAATAGACTCTGTGCCGTTGGCGTGTCTGATCTGTTTAACGAATCCTTTGAGGTGGTCATTTGTCTCCAATAGGGTAGTGATTTGCCGGAAGGTGTCTAGTGCCATGCTTCTGTTCGAGGACATAATTAGGACGTTGGTATTCCACTTAATTAAGTGGGCGAGGATTAACATACGCGCTAAGTGAGTCTTGCCATTCTGCCGAGCCACGAGAATCAGGTTTGTCTTACGGATCCACATGCCTTTTTTGTCTACAGTGAGCATGTCCTTAAGAACAAATTCCTGCCAAGGCATGAGCGGAATCTTTACGATCTCACAGAGGTCTTTAACATCTTGCAGCTTGTTTTGACCCTTAAGAAGTGGACTGTGAAGCCTCGGCTTGGTTGCCCCTCGTAAGGCTTTGGGCTTTCTGGGCTTAGTTGTCATTGACTCGGATCAGGTCGGGTCTTAAAAGGACTGTCCAGCATCGGTTCGGACTGCATCGGGGAGATATAGTCGATAAAGACAGGGGGGATCTCTCCT